GGGGCGGGGAGAAGGCCGGGGACCGGCCCCAACAGTGCGCGGGGCTGATGGCGGTGTTGAGCCGTGAGGGCGAGGCCAACCAGATCATGCAGGTTGCTGAGAGGATCGGGGGTGTTGAGTTCGGTGACCTTGACCCCCGGGGCGAGGCGTATGCCTCCTGGGCTGAGGTGCTTGAGGCGCATGAAGGTAAGACGGGGTGAGTGGACCCGGGTGTGCGATGCCCAGCGCACCGTCTTAACTTCGGGGTGTGCCGTCTTAACTTCGGGGTGGCTGACCCATGCTAAGTTAAGACGCATAAGTGTATGAGCCCAAAGGGCAATCTGTGCCCGTCTTAGGGTTCTTAACTTTCTTAGGGTGTTTCTGCTTCGCCCGGCAGGGAAGTTAAGACTGCCCTCCCCTATTTAAGTTAAGAAAGTTAAGGAAGTTAAGTTTTGCCTGGGGGGTCAACGGCTTATGCGGAACGGCTTCCCGCCTGTCTCCTGGGCTAAGTTAAGAAAGCCGTTCCGGTTGAGGCGCGTCCGTGGGCTGGGGATTGCCTAAATCTTGCTTTGCGCCTATTCTCCCGCGCACGGGAGTTTTGCCACATGCCACAACAAGACACGCCAAAGACACCTCAAGAGCAGTCCGGGATTGGACGGCCCTCACAGCTCACGTGGCCGGTGTTCCAGGCCATCTGTGCGCTGGTGGAGAGGACCGGGGTGAAGTACGCAAGCTGCGCCGCCTACGGATTCAAGGGCAACAACGTGGTCAAGCGCATCAAGGAGCTCAAGGACCTCGGGCAGCCAGAGTGGCTTGAGCTCTGGGAGGAGAGCCTGGACCTGTTCGCAGACCGCCTTGAGACAGAGATGGCCCGGCGCGCAATTGAGGGCTATGATGAGCCGGTGTTCTACAAGGGCGAGGAGGTTGGCTCAATCCGCAAGCACAGCGACACCCTGGCCATCACCCTCGCCAAGGCTGTCCGCCCCGAGCGCTTCCGTGACAATATCAAGCTGGATGCCGACATCACCGGGGGTGTGCTCCTCGTGCCCCCCAAGATGACCGTGGAGGAGTTCCTGGCTCAGGCGCAGAAGCCAGCGGAGGGCGCAGAGGAATGACCGGCTGCACCCCGGGCGGGGCATAGTGGATGGAGGACCCCGCACAGTGGATCGCATGGCTGAAGGCTTTGGGCGTGAACGCCCCGCTCGCATTTGTCGCATGGAAGCTCTGGGGCGAGAACAAGGCCCTGGAGAAGGAGCTGCGCGACACCCACAAGGCCCAGGCAGAGTTCTGGCGGGAAGTGGCCCGCAACGTGGAGGTCAACAAGTGAGGGGGGTTCTGCTGGATTGGTGGACAAGGCGTCACCGGGAGCTTGAGGCTGCCCGCCGGGAGAACAAGGAGGCCCGGGAGACGGTGGCCAACAAGCTGGCTGCGGCCCGGCGGAGCGGGGTCACGGTGTCCCTGAGCCGTGCTGCCCTTGAAAGGATTGCTACAAGTGAACGACATGATTGACACAGTGACCCGCACCCTCACGGTGTCCCTCTCCATCCCTGCCCTCCTCCTGTCCTGTATGGTGCTTGTACACTGGTTCCCCGAGGCGCTCCGGGCCGTCCGGGAGCGCCGGGACGCTGCTGACTGGCTTGTCCTGGGCGTCACCGTCAGCTTCCTCGGGATCGTCATCAACATCGGGAGCTGGTCCAGCTACTGGCTGATGAGGCTCCTTGAGGTGGACCCGGAGGTGTACCGCTCCTGGGGACGCAACTCCGCCATCATCAACGTGGTGACGAGGCAGGTGGCCGTCATCGCCGCTGCCTACTGCCATCTGAAGGCATACAGCCTGTTCAGCACAGGCCGGAACCGTGACCCGTCCATCTACCTATGGTGGACCCTTGGAGCCTCAGCCCTTGCCGCCCTCGGGCTCCTCTCCCTCACTGGAAATGGAGCACCGACATGGTAGCAGAGAACCTTGAGATCAAGCTCATGGAGCGCCGGGACAGCACCCGCTTCCTTGAGGTCCGCCTTGAGTCCCTCAACAAGCCGGGCGTCATCGCCCTGACCCAGGTGAACGACACGGGGGCGGAGGACCGCACAGCCCAGGCCGTCCTTGCCGCCGGGGGAGCGCTGGCTGAGTACCTGGGCCAGTCCTACGGGGACCAGTTCAACATGGACGACATCGCACGGGAGGCCCGGGAGCTGTACCGGGAGCTCATGAGCGACATGCGGCAGCGCCTCCACTGACATGGCCCTTGATGTCCCCATCGTCTGGGCACCCCAGCCCGGCTCGCAGACGCAGTTCCTGCAGTGCCCGCTCTTTGAGGTCCTCTATGAGGGGACCCGGGGGCCGGGCAAGACGGATGCGCTGCTGATGGACTTCGCCATGGACACTGGACAGGGGTTCGGGTCAGAGTGGCGGGGCATCCTGTTCCGCAAGAGCTACCCCGAGCTTGCTGACGTGATCAGCAAGTCCAAGAAGTGGTTCAGCCGCATGCGGAACGCCCCCAAGTTCAACGAGGCGAACAGCACCTGGACCTGGCCCGGCGGTGAGCAGCTCCTCCTCCGCCACATGCGGCGCGTGGATGACTACAACGCATACCACGGCCACGCATACCCCTGGATTGGCTTTGAGGAGCTGACGACCTGGGCGACATCCGACTGCTTCACCATCATGCAGTCCTGCTGCCGCTCCACGCACCCGGACGTTGCCGTGCGTGCCCGCGTCCGGTCCACCACCAACCCCTATGGCGTGGGCCACAACTGGGTCAAGGAGCGCTACCAGCTGCCCCTGATGCGGGGACGCCCCATCATCAACTCCCGCTCCTCTGACGGGGAGCTTGAGCCGCCCCGGATGGCCATACACGGCAACATCTATGAGAACCGCATCCTGCTGGACAGTGACCCCAACTACATCAGCCGCATCCGGGCCGCAGCGCGCAATGACGCTGAGCTCCAGGCCTGGCTCCACGGCTCCTGGGACATTGTCGCCGGGGGCATGTTCGATGACGTCTGGGACCGCAAGACCAACGTGGTGCCCAACTTCCCGGCACGGCTCATCCCCCGGGGCTGGCGCGTGGACCGGAGCCTTGACTGGGGCTCCTCCACGCCCTTCTCTGTGGGCTGGTGGCTGGAGAGCAACGGGGAGCCGATTGAGTGGGAGGGACGCCACATTGGGCCCATCCGTGGTGACCTCATCCGCTTCATGGAGTGGTATGGATGGACCGGCAAGCGCAACGAGGGCGTCAAGATGTTGCCCGACGCGGTGGCCCAGGGGATCAAGGACCGGGAGGAGGACGCTGGACTCAAGGGGCGCGTCCGCCCTGGGCCAGCTGACCACAACATTTTCACCAATGACTCCGGCCCAACGGCTGAGAGCATCATGCGTGAGAAGGGTGTGACCTGGGAGCAGGCGAACAAGGGACCTGGGAGCCGCAAGAACGGTTGGGAGGTCATGCGGCAGATGATGTCCAGCGCCCGGCCCGAGGAGGGCGAGCTGGTGCGGACCAAGCCGGGGATGTTTGTGTGCGACCGCTGCCAGCAGTTCCAGATGACCGTGCCGAGCCTTTCTCGCCTTGACCGCGACATGGATGACATAGATACTGAAGCAGAGGACCACATTGCTGATGAGACACGCTACCGTGTCCGGCGGCAGGACCTCACAGTGCACCGGAGGGTCCAGTGATGGCCAACAAAGAGACAACGCCCGCAACGCCTTCCACCGCATACGGCCAGATGGCCCCCCGGTGGGGCCTGGTCAACAGCCTCCTCGGGGGCACTGAGACCATGAGGGAGGCAGGCTCAGTCCTGATGCCCAAGCACCAGGAGGAGAGTGACCCGAGCTGGGAGCGCCGGTTGGCTGGCGCAACCCTCCTCAACATGACAGAGATCACCCTGGACATGTTGGCGGGCAAGCCCTTCAGCGACCCTGTCCAGCTGGTTGATGACGCCCCGGCGCAGCACCAGGAGTGGTCAGAGGACGTGGACCTTCAGGGCAACAGCCTGGACGTGTTCGCCCGGCGCTGGTTCCGGGACGGGCTGGCCAAGGGCCTGAGCCACGTGCTCATCGACATGCCCAAGCGGGATGAGGGGGACGGGACGGCCCGGACCCTGGCTGACGACAAGGCCAGCAACGCCCGGCCCTACCTGCTCCACATCCCGCCTGAGTCAGTCATCTTCATGTCCGGGACCCTGGTCAACGGGCGGGAGGTCCTTGACCACGTCCGCATCAGCGAGTCAGAGGTTGTCCGGGACGGCTGGGGCGAGGCGATCCAGGAGCGCATCCGCGTGCTGGAGCCCGGCCTGGTCCAGATATGGGAGCTCAAGAAGGGCGCCCGCAAGGAGGAGTGGGTCAAGGTTGACGAGTGGGCGACTGACCTGGACTACATCCCGCTGGTGACGTTCTACACGTCCCGGCAGTCCCTCGGGGTGTCCAAGCCCCCGCTCCTGGACCTTGCCTACATGAACGTGCGCCACTGGCAGCTGGACGCAGACCTCAACAACATCATCAGCGTGGCCTGCTTCCCGATGCTGGCGATGAGCGGTGTTGACCAGAATGAGGCCGGGGACGGGGGACTGATGCGCCTGGGTCCCAACCAGATACTTGCGACCCGGAGCGAGCACGGCAAGTTCTACTATGTGGAGCACACCGGCGCTGCCATTGAGACGGGTGAGAAGAAGCTCCAGCACCTGGAGGAGCTCATGGCCTCATACGGGGCCCAGTTCCTCAAGGAGAAGCCCGGGGACCTCAAGGCCACCGTCCGGGCGCTCGACAGTGCGGAGGCCCTCAGCCAGCTCCAGGCCATGACCCTCGTGTTCAAGGACGCCCTGGAGACGGCCCTCATGGTCATGTCCGACTGGGCCGGGCTCGGGGACGGTGGGCCCAGCGTGGAGATGAATGTTGACTTTGGGCTGAATGACCCGGATGAGGCTGGCTGGACCGCGATTGAGAACGCCCGCAAGCGCCGGGAGATCAGCCGGGAGGCCACGATCAATGAGATGGCCCGCCGGGGCTGGCTGTCTGATGACTATGACCAGGAGGCCGACAAGGCGCTGCTGGAGGCGGAGAGCAAGGAGCTCATGGATGCCATGGCCAAGATGGACCTGGACCCGACCGCCCCGGATGACCCCACAAACCCACCGAAACCCAAGCAGAAGGCACCGAATGATGGACAGAACGACACTTGAACAGCTCCTCACCCACTGCATCCGCAGCAACGTCCCAGCAAGGCTGGTCCCCGTGGTGGGGAGGTCCGGCAAGATGGAGTTCTACATCCACGCCGATGGGGCCGACAGCACCACCCTGGACTTCCAGGTGACCAACAATGAGCTGAAGCCGCTGGAGCGGGCAGCCGGGGGCTGACATGACCGCCAACCAAGACCTCTTTGATGCGGCCCTACGGCACCAGGTGGCGCTCCGGCGCTACTCTGACCGCCAGCGCCGCCAGATGCTGGACCTGCTTGAGGCGGCTGACGCTGACCTTGTCGCCAAGCTGCGTGCCCGGCTCGGGGAGGCAATGGAGGGCGGGGCCACCAACCGGCGGCTCAACGCCCTTCTGAAGGAAGTCCGGGACACCAGGAGGGCACTCATTGACTCGCTTGCTCAAGACACCACGGCAGAGATGGAGGCGCTGGCGGCTGCTGAGGCGGCATGGGAACAACAGATCATGGCGGAGGCAGTCCCGGTTGAAATGAGCACCACCGCCCTCCCCCTGGAGCGCCTGCGGGCAGCAGCGGTCAACTCCCCGATGCAGGGGAAGCGCCTCACAGACTGGTTCCGGCACCTCGGGGACGGGGACCGTGCCCGGCTGGACCAGGCTGTGCGCCTCGGGGTGGCCAACGGGGAGACGCTGGACGACATCGTGCGGAGGATCGCAGGCACCCGGGCAAACGGGTACACGGACGGCATCCTGGCCACCACCCGGCGGGAGGCAGAGACAATCGCCCGCACGGCGGTGAACCACACCTCCAACGCCGCACGCAGCGAGGTCTGGGACGCCAACCAGGACATCATCTGGGGGCTCCGCTGGACCTCCACCCTGGACGGGCGCACGAGCCCCATCTGTCAGGCCCGGGATGGTGACATTGCCGTCAACCCGGGGCGGGAGGTCCCGCCGGGGACGCCCCTGCTTGACCCGCAGGAGGCCCGGCCCCCGGCGCACCCCAACTGCCGCTCGCTCATGGTCGCCATGCTGTCCCCGGACATGGTCATTGGTGACCGGCCCTTTGTGCGGGACGCCCGGACCCGGGAGGAGCGGGAGCGCGACTTCAGGGCCCAGGCCCGGGACGCTGACCCGGAGGCGTGGAGGGCGATGAGCCCACAGGAGCGCAATGCCGAGGTGAAGCGGGTGCGGGATGCCTGGGCTGACGAGAACATCGGCACCGTCCCAGCCTCCACCACCTATGAGGAGTGGATGCGGCGGCAGCCCGCTGAGTTCCAGGACGCGACCCTGGGCCCCTCCCGGGCGGAGATGTTCCGCAACGGGGACGTGAAGCTGGACCAGTTCACAGACGTGGGGGGCCGCACCCGGACCCTGAGCGAGCTGGACAACCTGGTGAGGGCTCCCCGAGGAGCGACCCCGGAGCTGGCACAGTCCATCCGTGACCTCCCGGCCCACCCCACCATACCCGGCGCGGTGGTGAGCCCCATTCCAGGGGCTTCCTCCCGAATGAATCGGGACGTGCGCAGCATCCCATTTGACACCCTGATGGACGCCCGGAACGGCAGGATCAGGCTGCCGGTGAGCGAGGTCCAGCTGGAGGAAGTCTACACCAACCAGCCCGAGGTTGGGCCGGAGGCCCTCCTGGGCATAGCTGCTGCGGAGCTTGATGAGCTCTTGCCCCTCCTCATTGAAGTTGAAGGGGGTTATGTTGTTGATGACGGCAACCACCGCACCGTCCTTGCCCTTCTCCGGGGTGAGCGCGCTATGCGCGCCCGCATCCTCAAGGCCCCGGACGGCTGACCCACACCAACGGGAGGCTTGCCCCGGGCCTCCCGTTGGGCTACAATGCCGGGGCGACAACTCCACCCAGGGCGACCCCGGGGTGAGCGATTCACAGGAGACAATGAATCATGACAGTTCTGAAGCACGAGGTTGACGGCGACAGCTTCAACACCATCCCGGAGAACCTCCGGGGCATCTACCAGCCCGTGGAGGGCGCTGACGGCAAGTACCAGGTCCCCGAGGCGTTGCGCCCGGTGGCCGACGCCATCACCGGCCTGTTCCAGGCCAACGGCAAGATCAGGAGCGAGAACAAGGAGCTGGCCAAGAAGGGCCAGGTGGACCTGTCCGGCCTTGAGGACTTTGGTGAGGACCTCCCCACGATCAAGGAGAAGATCAAGGAACGGATGGAGGAGCTGGAGACGGCTGCTGCTGCCGGCAAGGAGGGCAAGCTCAACGTGGACAAGGTCCGTGCTGAGATGAAGGCCGCCATGGAGAAGGCGGTGGGCGAGGAGAAGAAGGTTCAGGACGCCCTGCGCGGCACCGTCCACAAGTACCTGGTCACCTCGGGCGCAAGCGAGGCCCTGGCTGCCGAGGGCGGCATGGTGGAGCTGGCGATGCCCTTTGTCCAGAACCAGGTCAAGGTCATGGAGAAGGATGGTGAGTTTGAAGCCGTTGTTGTCGACAGCGACGGTGACCCCCGCATCTCTGGCGGCACCGGCCAGCCCATGACCATCCGGGAGCTGGTCAAGGAGATGAAGGGCCAGGAGAAGTATGCCCCGCTGTTCAAGAGCGAGGCCAAGGGCGGGGGCGGCGCACTGCCCGGCAAGACCGGCCAGCCCCGGGCTCCGCAGAAGGCGGACGCCACGCCGATTGACCGGATCAAGGCTGGCCTGGCCGCCCGGGCACGCTGACCCAAGCCTCGGGGCTTCCCCTCGGGGGTGCCCTGGGCTACCCTGAGAGGGTCCCCACTGTCCCGGGGACATACTGCCTCAAACTCTGGGCCCGGCTTCACAGCTGGGCCCCTTTTCTGTTTGGGGCTTGACGTCTGCCCAATTGTCGCCTATCCTTTGTGATCAGGCCAAACCCCTCCAGGGCGATCCAGGAGGCCCGCGTGCGATGCGCATTCAGGCTCTTTTGAAACACTCTTGGAGGATTGGACATGGCTTCCGTCACCCTTTCTGAGTCCGCAAAACTTGCTCAGGATGAGCTGGTCGCGGGCGTCATCGAAAACATCATCACTGTCAACCCCTTCTTCGACATCCTGCCGTTTGACGGCATTGACGGCAACGCCCTCGCCTACAACCGTGAGAACGTCCTTGGTGACGTCCAGGTGCTTGGCGTCGGTGGGACCATCACTGCCAAGGCAGCCGCGACTTTCACCCAGGTCACCTCCACGCTCACCACGATCATCGGTGATGCCGAGGTCAACGGCCTCATCCAGGCCACCCGCTCCGGCGACGGCAACGACCAGCAGGCTGTCCAGATTGCGTCCAAGGCAAAGTCCGTGGGCCGCAAGTACCAGGACATGCTGGTCAACGGCACGGGCAGCTCCAACGAGTTCGACGGCATGCTGAACCTCGTGGTTTCCGGCCAGAAGGCCGCAACCGGCAACAATGGCAAGGCGCTGGACTTTGAGGTGCTGGATGAGCTCCTGGACCTCGTGACCGACAAGGACGGTGAAGTTGACTACTTCATGATGCACGCCCGGACGCTGCGGAGCTACATGGCCCTGCTGCGTGGACTTGGCGGTGCAGGCATCAACGAGGTGGTCCAGCTGCCCTCGGGCCGTGAGGTCCCGGGCTATCGTGGTGTGCCCATCTTCAAGAATGACTGGCTGCCGATCAACCAGACCAAGGGGACGGGCTCTGCCCAGACCACGATCATGGCTGGCACGCTGGATGATGGTTCGCGCATGCACGGCATCGCTGGCCTGACTGCCGAGGCTGCCGCAGGCATCCAGGTGGTCCCGGTTGGCGAGAGCGAGACCAAGGATGAGAGCATCACGCGCATCAAGTGGTACTCCGGCCTGGCCCTGTTCAGCGAGAAGGGCCTTGCGGCTGCGGACGGCATCACCAACTAAGGCGAGCCCCGCTGACTGAAACAATGGGTGCCCGCTCCTCCCCCGAGGGCGGGCACTTTTGGTAAAGGAGAGACACCATGGCCGTAGTGGCACACCTCGTTGAGCGGACAATCGCCGCTGGAGACAACGGGACAAGGGACGGGATTGTGATGGTGATTGTAGCCATTGACGATGCCGTGGACACGACCGGCGCGGCCATCCAGGCCCGGGCCGTCACAGTCCTCAACGCGCTGGGCCACGACCTCCCGGCGGGATATTTTGACGCCAACCGCTCTGTGGCTGGGACCTTTGACGCAGCAGGTGACCTTGTCGCCTTCTCTGGTCCCAAGCTCCACGATGTGGTTGCATAACCAAGGGAGAAGGCAGCATGTCGATCACTACCAGGAAGCTCACGTTGGTGGGTGCCTACCGTGGCCAGACGGTCACGTTCAGGGCAGGCACCAAGGAGTATGAGTTCAAGGAGGGCTCCATGGAGATCAGTGGCCCGTCCACTGACGTGGAAAACCTCTCCAAGTTCCTCAACCGCTGCTACCAGGCCTTTCCAGACCCCTCCCGGGAGCTGGACGCTGCTGTGGCGGCAATCCATGGAGATGGCGATGCTGCTCAGACTGACTCCACAGCCAGCGAAACGGGGGATGGCGACCCGGGCGGGGCCAAAGACAATGCGGGCGGAGCTGGTGACCCGGCACCCGAGCCCGACGCCTCCGCTGAAGGCCGCAGCGATGCTGAAGCCGTCCCCGGGGAAGCGGAACCAGGACGCGATGGTGAGGGGAACGGACATCACCCGATCAACCAGGCTCTGAGCCGTCTGGACCCCGAGGATGACGACGCCTGGACCGCAGACGGCAAGCCCAAGATGTCCGCGATTGAGGCGGCCATGGGCCGGTCTGACGTGACCCGTGCCCAGGTGGACGCCGCAGCCCCGGGCTTTGACCGGGACGCTGCCCGCGCTGCCAAGTGACGACAACCCAGTGAGAGGAGAACGACAATGAAGAGTGGAAAGATGATGGGGGCCAAGCGTGGAGCCCCAGGCGCGAACAAGCACATCGGCGCGGTGAAGCCCACCGTCCATGCCGGCAATTCGCAGACCCCCCGCCCCGCGACCGGCACCAAGAAGCCCCCTGCCCAGACCCGGCAGGCCTGAGATGGGCTACGGCAAGAAGAAGCCCAAGGGCAAGGGCGGCAAGGGGAAGTAACACAACATGGCCTTTCTGGTCCAGGACGACAACGGCACGGTCAGCGGGGCAAATGCCTACGCTGACCTGACCTATGTGCGTGAGTACCACGCAGACCGGGGGCTGGACCTGTCCGCCCCGGGAACGTCTGATGCTGCCCTCCAGGTGGCCATCGTCAAGGCCACGGACTACCTTGACAAGCGCTGGGTGTTCCCCGGGGAGCGCCTCAACCGGGACCAGGACACCGAGCACCCCCGCCGGGACCTCTATGACCGCAGCGGATACCTCGTGACAGGCATCCACCGTGCGGTCAAGCAGGCGGTGGCAGAGCTGGCGCAGAGGGCACTGACCCAGTCCCTCCTGTCCGACCCTACACGGGATGACTCAGGGCGCACCGTCCTGAGCAGGCGGGAGGAGGTAGGGCCACTGAAGGATGCGGTGGAGTATGCCGGGGGCGGCAGCTACACCTTCCCCGAGTACCCCGCAGTGGACCGGCTCCTCATCTCCGCCGGGCTCATCCGCTCCGGCCTCACGGCAGTGAGGTCCTGATGGCACAGTACGACAAGTCAATTGCTCTGGCCACCCGCCTGATCACCAAGTTCGGGGCACCAGCCATCCTCCGGCGCTTCACAGACGCCTCGCTGGCGGACCCGGACAAGCCCTGGCGGCGTGGCAAGCCCTCCACCAGTGACATTCCTGTCCAGGCGGTGTTCCTCAACTTCGGGGACATGGGCCGAGCCGGTGAACAATACATGTCAGGCACCGACATCCAGACCGGCGACAAGCTGGTGTTCATCCCGGGCGAGGGCCTCAGCGAGGCCCCCCGGCTGCGTGACCGCCTGTACCGCGATGGTGCGGACCCGGATGACGAGGGTTGGGCAATTGTCCAGGTACAGACCCTTGACCCCAACGGACAGCAGGTGCTCCACCAGCTGCAGGTGCGGCACTGATGGCAACCACAACCCCCAACGCACGCGATGAGATGCTCACGCTGTTCCGGGACGCCTGGGTGGCCAACGCCCCGGCAGCAGCCGGGAGCGCTGCCCCGCCCCGCGTGATCTGGGACGCCACAGAGGAGAACCCGGACGATGGCCCCCGCTCTGACGAGCCCTGGGCACGCGTCAACATCTCTCACAACCCCCCAGCCGGGGGCCAGCGGACGTTCGGCGGCACAGGCAACCGGCGCTTCGCCCGGGCCGGTGTCCTCACCGTCCAGGTGTTCACACCGATGAGCGTTGAACAGTCAGTAACAATGGCGGAGGCCCTTGCGGTCATCGCCCGGGACGCCTTTGAGGGCGTCAGCTCCCCCTCGGGCGTCTGGTTCCGGCAGGTGGGCATTCAGGAGGTTGGACCGGATGACCCGTGGTTCCAGCTTAACGTCACAGCAGAGTTCAGCTATGATGAGCTCAAATAAGGAGGCACGAGATGGCCAACAAGATTGACAGCAACATCACGGGCCTCCGCTATGCGGAGGAGGTCCAGGGCTCCCTGGGTGTCCTCCCGGGCACCCCCGTCTGGCACCCGCTGGAGCCAAACAGCTACGGTGAGTTTGGGCCGCAGATCAGCACGACTGCCCGCGCACCCATAACCCCGTCCCGCCAGCGCAAGAAGGGCGTGGTCACGGACCTGGACGCAACAGCCGGGTTCCAGAATGACTTTGTACAGCAGAGCCTGTATGACATGATGCAGGGCTTCATGTACGCTGACTGGCGTGAGAAGCCCAGCGCAGAGCCGACCGCAGTGACCGGGACGGCCTACACCGTGGCCTCCGGCGGGGGCACTCCCTTCGCCTCGGGCGACCTTGTCTGGGCTGAGGGCTTCAGCACCCCCGCCAACAACGGCCTGAAGGTCGCAACCGGCTCCACCTCCACCACGGTGGTTGTCTCCGGCCTGACTGCCGAGGCGTCCCCGCCTGCCGGTGCCAAGATCACCAAGGTGGGCGTCCAGGCAGCCTCCGGCGATGTGGGGGTCAGCGTCACCTCTGGCGTTGCCTCCCTCACCTCCACCACCCTGGACTTCACTGACCTCGGGATCATCCCTGGTGAGTGGCTGTTCATCGGTGGTGACGCAACGGCCACCCAGTTTGCGGAGGCGGTCAACAACGGCTTCGCCCGCGTCCTGTCCGTGGCGGCCACCTCCCTCGTGCTGGACCGGCAGCCGGGCACCATGGTGACTGACGCCGGGGCAACCAAGACCATCCAGCTGTTCATCGGCCACGCCATCAAGAACGAGAGTGACCCGGCCCTGATCAAGCAGCGTTCCTACCAGATGGAGCGCAGCCTGGGCAGCGCCGGGTATGAGTACATCAAGGGCTGCGTGGCCAACACAATGGAGATCAAGGTCAACACGGCGGACAAGGTCATGGTGGACCTCGGGTTCATCGGCATTGACGCTGAGTACCGCACAGTGCTGGAGGGGGCCAAGACCGGCACCCGCCCGGACGTGCCCGACCAGGAGGCGTTCAACAGCTCCAGTGACTTCTCCCGCCTGCGCATGCTCAACGAGGACACGGCAGCCACGCTGTTCACCTACCTCACTGAGCTGACGGTCACGATCAACAACAACGTGACGCCCTCCAAGGCCATCGGGACCCTCGGGGCGTTTGACGTCACCGCCGGGGACTTTGTGGCCGCAGGGTCTGTGACTGCCTACTTCACCAGCGTGGAGGCGATCCAGGCAGTGCGCGACAACAACGACATCAGCCTGGACTTCGCCATGGTGAAGGAGAATGCCGGTTGGGTGTTCGACATCCCGTTCATCTCCATCGGGGACGGACGGCCCCAGGTGGAGAAGGACACTGAGATCAAGCTGCCAATCACCATGGAGGGCGCTGAGCACCCGACGCTCCACCACTCCATGCTGGCGGTCAGCTTCACATACCTCCCCACGGCAGCGGAGTAACAAGGAGAACGACATGGCAGCAACTGAAACCAAACCGGACATCAAGTCCATGAAGGGCCCAGAGGCCCTCTTCAAGACCAGCTCCAAGCTGGAGCAGGAGGGCATCTGGCTCGACTACGGTGACTTCAGGATCAAGATCACCCGGGCCGGTGCGACCAACAAGCGCTTCAAGAAGCTCATGGAGGAGCGGATGAGGCCGCACCGCCGGGCGATGGCCAACGACACGATGTCCAACGACCTCGCTGAGCGCATCACGCGTGAGGTCTGGGCGGAGTGTATCGTGTTGGGCTGGGACAGCCCCCTGGGCTCCAACGTCATGCCCTACAAGGGTGCGGCCTTCCAGTTCAGCGCGGACAACTGCAAGGCGCTGTTCACCGACCTCCCGGACCTCTACATTGACGTGCGGGACCAGTCGATGAAGCTGGGCCTGTTCCTGGATGGCGATGAGGAGCTGGACACGGGAAACTGAGGGGGGTTCTGCGGTATGAGCTTGAGCACGGGCGCAGTGAGAGGCGGGTTCTGGAGGCATCCTACAGGCGTGGGCAGCCTCCCCCGGATTTTGTAGCAAATGCGCCCGAGCTGCTCCCGGGGCTGGACCTCTACATTGAGGCGTTCCGGGAGCTGAGCACCACGCGCCCCCACATTGGGATGAATGGCGCACCGGGACCGATACCGTGGAACCGGATCAACGAATGGGGGAGGGAGTACGGGTTTGAGGGCGAAGCCAGGGACTACCTGGTGACAATGGTCAGGGCTCTTGATGATGAGTACCTGGAATGGATGGGGAAAGACAGTGGCAAGCCCGGAACAGTTCAACCGGCGGATGGGAAGGCTGGGCATTGAGATAGCCCAGGCTGCTGACCGCACAGTCAGGGCGGCAGCACTTGCCGCTGACCAGGCTGTGGTCATGGCCACCCCGGTTGACAAGGGGCGTGCCCGCTCAAACTGGATTGTCCAGATGGACGCCCCGGCCCGTGAGACCATTGAAGCCTACGCCCCCGGCTCCAGCGGCAGCACCGCCGGGGCCAACTCTGCCTCCGCCCTCGCCCAGGGGCAGGCGGTCATCGCAGGCTATGACGGGGACCGCAACAGTGGCATTGCCATCTCCAACAACCTCCCCTACATCAACGCGCTGAACAGCGGCTCCTCCCGCCAGGCCCCCGCCGGGTTTGTACAAAAGGCCGTCCAGGCTGCGGTGGCCCAGGTCCGGGGGGCTCGCTTCCTGTGACTACAGAACGCATTGACATCATCGTATCTGAGCGGGGCTCCCGGGTTGTCCGCCGCAACATCAACGACATCGGCGGGGGTGCCATGGGTGCAGCCCGGGGCGTCCGCTTCCTGATGACGGCGCTGGCTGGGCTCGGGGCTGCCTTTGGTGCCCGGGAGATACTCCGCCAGGCCGACACCTACACCCTCCTGACCAACCGCCTCAAGCTGGTCACCTCATCTGCGGAGAACCTCAGCCGCATCAATGAGGAGCTGTACCAGAGTGCTCAGAGGACGCGCACGAGCTATGAGGCCACGGTTGACCTGTACTCCCGGGTGGCCCGGAATGCGGATGCCCTCGGGCTGTCCCAGCAGGAGCTTCTGGACATCACTGAGACGGTCAACCAGGCCATCCGTGTCTCCGGGGGCACCGCCATGGAGGCGGAGGCCGGGGTGCGCCAGTTCGGCCAGGCCATTGGCTCCGGTGCCCTCCGGGGTGACGAGCTCATCAGCATCCTTGAGAACATGCCCCGCCTTGCCCAAGCGATTGCTGAGGGCATGGGCGTCACAATCGGCCAGCTCCGGGACCTCGGGGCTGAGGGGGCACTGACCTCTGACAAGATCATGGACGCCCTCCAGCAGACGGCCCCGGAAATTGCTGCTGAGTTCGCCCAGCTCACCCCCACCGTGGGTGAGGCGTTCACGACTTTGAGCAATGCGGCCCTCCGCTTCATCGGCCAGCTCAACGAGACGCTGGGCGTCACGGACCTCCTCGCCCGGGGGCTCACGTTTGTAGGCCAAAACCTTGACACCATCGCCAAGCTGGCCTTTGTCGCTGGGGCTGCCCTGGCAGCCGCCTTCTCCGCACGGCTCATAGCGAGCATTGCGGGCACTGTCTTCCAGATGATCGCACTTGAGCGGGCTCTGGGGGCCACCTCTGTCACCTCTGCCGCCTTCGGAGCTGCCCTGAAGGTCGCGCAGGGGGGCATGTGGGCACTCAACGCTGCCATGATGGCCAACCCCATCGGCCTCGTGATCGCAGCCATCGCAGCCCTTGTGGCTGCGCTCTACATCTTCCGCGACGACATCAAGGTGACGGCGGACGGGGTGGTGTCCCTGGGGGACGTGTTCCGCTCTGTGTTCAGCTTCATAGTGGACTTCCTCCAGCCGGTCATCGACTGGTTCGGGGAGGCCTGGGAGACGGGCCTGGACAACGTGGGCGGGTACGTTGGCGACCTCCTGGACGTGTTCACTGCTGTCCTCGGGTCCATCATTGACTTTGTGAAAACAGCCGTCAACACCTACATCGGCGTGTGGACGGGTGCCTTCAAGACAGTTGTGGGCGTCTGGAACCTCCTCCCCGAGGCGTTTGATGCGCTCGGGGCTGCTGCCATCAATGGCCTCATCGACATCGTTGACAGGGGCATCTCCGGGATTGTCCGGGCCGTGGGTGACCTCCTGGACTTCATCGGCTCCGCAGCGGAACTGGTTGGACTGGACAACCCGTTCGCCGGGCTGGCTGACGACTTCAGCACAGGCCTGGACCGCTTCAAGGTTGACGGGGCGGGTGAGGTGGGCGCTGTGTTCGGTGAGATGGGCTCCATTGCCTCGGGGGCCTTCAGCGAGGCCCTCAACACCGACTACATCGGAACCTTTGTCAACACCATCATGGGGCGTGCCCGGGAGATTGCCGAGGCCCGGGCGGCGAACACCGGCGCTGGGGCGCTGGATGCCGCCGGGCCTGCGACACCTGTCATCCCGGACGCGCCAGGCGGCTCCGGCAGTGGCTCCTCCAACCTCCCGGACGCCCTCCAGCGCCAGGTGGACCTCCTGGAGGAGATTGACGGCCCCCTCAAGGAGTATGAGAAGAACCTCAAGGCCCTGGACGCCCTCATGGCCGCCGGGGCAATCACCACTGACGAGTACCGCACAGCCTTCCGGGACCTCCGCATTGAGTTCCTGGACACCCAGACCACACTTGAGTCGGGGATGGAGCGGGCATTCCTCAAGATTGCCCGGGACGCAGAGGACGCGGCCACCCAGATTGAGGACCTCATCACCAACGCCTTTGACGGCATGACCGACGCCCTGGTGGACTTTGTCAAGACCGGCAAGCTGGACTTCAGCAGCCTGATTGACGGCATGATTGCGGACCTCGTGCGCCTCATGCTCCAGCAGCAGGTCATGGGACCCCTGGCCAGCGCCCTCGGGGGCATCGACTGGGCTGGCATGTTCGGGTTCGCGACCGGGGGAACCGGCACCGTTGGACAGACCGGCCTGGGCTTCGCAACTGCCGGGGGCTTCACCGTCCCGGGCAACTCCGGGGCTGTGGACAGCACACCCGTCAACTTCATGGCCTCGCCCGGGGAGCGCGTGAGCGTGACCCGGCCCGGGGAGATTGACCGCCAGGGCGGCCAGAAAATTGAGCAGAATGTCCAGGTGAACGTGATGGGCGGTGAGGGTGAGGCTGAGGTGGAGGAGCGCAAAGGCGCGGACGGCTCCCGGATCGTTGACGTGTTCATCAACCGCTCCCGCTCCGCAACGGCATCTGACATCTCCCGGGGCGGCACCGATATCAACCGGGCGATTGAGCGGCGCTATGGCCTCAACCCCGCAGCGGGGAACAAGACATGACGACGCCCACTTGGCCGACGCAAATCAACTATTTGGCTGAACGCGGGAGCTGGCAGCTTTCCCCGAGCGAGCCGGTGCTCAGATCAGAGTTTGATTATGGGCCTGCGCGTTCCCGGAGGCGTTTCACTAGACAGGTTTCCAAGTTCAGCTTCACTGTCCAGATGAATGAAGAAGAACACGCCATGTTTGAGGGTTTCTTCTTGGATGACGTCCGGGCCGGGGCTGCCTGGTTCAACATGCCTGTGTACCTCGGGCGGGGCGGGTATGAGGTCCGGGCCGTCAGATTCACAGAGCCCTACCAGGTCCGTGATGCGGGCTTCCGCCGGGTCAAAGTTTCGGCTAAGCTGGAGGTCAATATGACTCCCCTGATCAGCGGAGCCGGAACCTATTTTGTTGGACAGTATGGTGAGGAAGCGATTGACGGCATCAACGACCCATTGAATGTAATCGTCAACACCACTTACCCTAATATCATGGAGGGCTACTGATGGCCACCGCTTCTGAAATTCAAGCCAAGATGGATGCCCTTGAGGCAAACATGGACAGGTTTGACGGTATGGTCAATGGAAACGAGAGCCGGGAAGTCTCCACCACCAACGGTGCAGTGCCCTCCTGGGCCAAGTTCTTGGCTGACAGAGAAATGGACGCTGCCTATGTTTCAGCAATGGCCAGTGCCCGACTGTACAACACAACTGTCGATGGGATCGCGGCAACTGTCAGCGGTGAATACTTCTTGCTACGGGGCTCCGGGTTCATCTTCGCAACCCTCTACCTGAACAGCTCTGGAACGGCAGTCAACCAAAATGTTGAGATACCGTCTGCTGAGGCAAGCCTCGCCACAGACTACGGGTTCACCCACGGCAGCGGCAACCGCACCGCCCTCGCCTCCATACACGACCTGGGGACGGGCTCGCTGAACCGCAGCGGAGCCCTCCTGGACCCCCTGATTGACGGCAGCTTCACAAACCCCGCCAACGTAATCTACTTCACCCCCGGCGCAGCTGTTGCCGGTCTGGTGGCTGCCTACGTTCCCGAGCAGTCTGAGAACGCCAGCTGGGTGGCCGACGCGATGAAGCTCACCGTTGGTACAGTCGTCAACTGGGGGACGTGGGAAGTTGTAGGGCTCAAGGACATCGTCCGGGACGTGTCGGGCATTCCAATCTCTGCCACGTTTGTCAGCCTCAGCTCCCCGTTTGCGATCACAGGGCTTGTGACTGAGGTTGTATTCTCGAACCCTGTCCCATTCGAGGCATACGGGCTCCGGGGCGTCAGCGGCACTGTGCCCTCCACCGCCCTGGGCGAAGGTCTAGTTGAGTTGGAGTGGCGGGGCCGCACCACCGACGCCTACGGGCTTGAGCGGCTGCCACCCGGCCCGGTGGTGGGCGACCTCATGCGCCGGGGGAACGCCGGTTGGGAAGCCTACAATCCAAACAGGGATGAGTTTGACGGGCGGGAGCTGTTGGATAACTACTGGCCCTGTGACGAGGGACACGGAACCATCCTCAAGGATGTCATAGGCGGCTTGGACATCGACACCTCTAACTCCTCCCTGTCTGGAACCAAGACAGGGGGTTCAGTGGTTTGGGACAGCGAGGGCGTCCTCACTCTGAACAACGCCTGGATCGGGACCCCAGACACGGTCACCGCCCGCACCCTTTTCCTCGTGTACGAGGTCCCGGTGTCGCGGGGCGTCTATGTGATGACCTTCCCCCGCAACATAGACGCCATCGTTACAGCCAACTACCAGCAGAACTTCGCCAAGCTGAGGAACATCAGCGGCCCTGGGATCAAGGACCTGGAGCACCGCACAAGCGATGGCGCACTGCAGACCGGCCTGGCTCTGGGCGGAGTGACCGCCCTCTGGGCTGAGAAGACAGTACAGCAAACAGGCAGCATCTTCTTTGGGTCAACCCGCGAGGACGGGGCCGGGGCCGCAGCATATGACTACCGCCTCCTGTGCGCAGCCACAGCCTCGGGCACACTTACCTTGTCGGAAGTCGAGAAGGTGCGCTTGTTCCTTGCCCGTCAGCTGGCAAAGCGCGGGCAGTACATGGTCCCGGAGGTCTGTCCAAGGCGGTGCTCTGTGGCCGTCTGGTCAGGAGAGAGCACGCACCACACCTCCCTGGTCATGGACACTGACCCCACCCTCAGCACAACCCCGTCCCTCCGGCAGAAGTTCTACGGCAACACCTTCCTGACTGGTGTTGACGCAGCCATCACTGCCGGGGCTGAGGTTAGGCCGTTTGAGCAGCTCACATACTGGCTGGACCAGACCTGGAGCGGCTACCAGCTGGGTAACGAGGGCGTGAGTGGAGACCGTGGCCGCAAGATGGGTCCCCTTCGGGGCTTCGCAGAGCGGCACCTGTACGCACCCAACAAGTTCAAGCTCCCGATGTTTCACATGAAGCTGGCCGTGGGCGGAACGCGGATTGCCCCTGTAGGCACCACTGACGCAGACGGGGGGACCGTTAGCTCAATTGAGAGCCGTTCCCCCACGACTACCGGCAACAGCCTCTTTACCCGCGTCCTCCTACAGGGCTTCCTCCAGTACGAAGCCGAGCTAAGGCGCATGGGCTACGGGGTACAGCATGTACACGACTTCCGGGCAGAGGGCATCAACGACGCCTATGACCTCTCCCTCAGCGTCCTGACGTCATCCAGCGTCTACCAAGCGTGGCTCCAGGATGAACACGACGCCAAGAAAGCTCGCCTTGGAATTGACCCCTTCCCCACCGTCATCTTGGTCCCCCACCTCCCTGTTCCGGGGGCGGCGGAGACTGAAGCAGCTCAACTCGGAGTGTCCAGTTCCTACCCGAATGATGCGACTGGTCAGAGACGCTTCACCGCGCTGCTGCGCATCCGCCAGGCCTGCCGGGACTTTGCGGCAGCCAACGCCGATGTGACGGCCCGGGAGGGTGACGACTATGAGCTGAACACAGCGAATGGGGATGACGTCCACCCGAGCTTCGCAGGTTTGACCGCGATGGGCAGAGACTACCGCCTGGACTTCAGCTTAAGCGCCCCCCTCACGGAGGCTTTTGATGGCTGACCCTGACGACATCTGGACACAGGCCCTCCAGGAGGCATATGCCTCCGCCCCCACTGATGAGGTGATCCTCCACACCCTGGAGCTGCGCCACCCGGCCTTCGCTGATACGTCAATCCGGGTGGTCATGGACCACGGGGATGAGTACGTGGTTGAGGGGGAGGAGGTTGAGGGCCACTTCCTCGGGCTTGAGGCTGATGCGCCCGTCCAGGCTGGACAGGTGGTGTTCTTCCAGTCCTGTATGTTCAGCCTGACCCTCCCAGACCAGAAGGAGGGGAGCCTGCCAACCATTGAGGTTGAGCTGGACAACGTGACCCGCCTCGTGATGGAGCACCTGGATGCGGCTGTTGGGCTGAAGGCCCCCATGGAGCTCACATACAGGGAGTACATCGCCAGCGACCTGAGCGAGCCCCAGTTCATCCTCGGGGGCCTGACCCTACGGGAGGTCAAGTCAAACCTTGGGCGGGTGACGGGGACAGCCCAGTTCAGCGACCTGGTCAACAAGAGCTTCCCCGGCAAGCTGTACCGCCCAGGCGAGTTCCAGGGGCTGGTCCAGTGACGCAGGATGAGCGGGACTTCATCAACGGGCTGATAGGGCTCCCGTGGCGGAGCGGGGCAAACGGCCCAGACGCATACGACTGCTGGGGCATAGCCCAGGCTGTCCAGTGGCGGCTGTTCCTGCGACAGCTCCCGGACATACGCATCAACGCTGAGGATGTCCGCACCGTCATTCGGGAGATTGCCACCACCCGGGCGCGGGACAGCTGGACCCGAGCGGACGGCCCAGCTCATGGACGCCTTGTTGAGATGTCCTCTGGACGGCACCCCTACCACGTTGGCGTGTACCTTGACGTTGATGGGGGCGGCATCCTACACTCCCAGAACCCGGCTGGCGTCTGCTTCGACAGGATCGCAACGCTGGAGGCAGCTGGCTGGCGGAGGTTCGCATACAATGAATGGATCGGTTGAGCTAACAACCCCTCTGAGCTTTCTGGAGCGGTCTGAGATGCGCCCCGGGGAGAGCGTGCGGGAACACTTTGAGCGGGTGGCACCGCAGGACCGGCCCGTGGTGTGCGTGTTCAATGGACAGCCGCTCCTCCGGCGCGACTGGGACCGGCCCGTGTTTGCCGATGACAGCGTCCAGTTTGTCGTCATGCCCCAGGGCGGGGGTGCGAAGAAGCTCCTCCGGGCGGTGGCGATGATTGCCCTCTCCGTGATCGCACCGATTGTGGCACCCATCATCGGGGGAGCCCTGGGCATCACCTCGGCAATCGGCATCTCCCTCATCAGCGCGGGCCTCGTGATTGCTGGCTCCTTCCTGATCAACGCCCTCCTGCCGCCTGAGACGCCCGGGGCGCGGGACCCCATCTCAGCTTCACCCACCTACTCCCTCAGCGCCCAGGGGAACAGCGCCCGCCTGCTGGAGCCAATCCCCCGGCTCTACGGACGCCACATCATATACCCTGATTTTGCCTCCCAGCCGTATGCGAGCTACGAGGGCAACGACCAGTACTTGTACCAGCTGTTCTGCCTCGGGGTGGGTGAGTACGAAGTGGAGGAGGTCCGCATTGAGGACACGACCCTCTGGACCAGCACCGGAGGCTTCACAGCCTCCTTCTCTGACGTCCAGATGGAGATCATCCCGCCCGGAGGCTCTGTGACGCTGTTCCCGGCGGCTGTCCTGACCTCTGTTGAGGTGGGTGGACAGGAAGCCCTCTGTATTGATGCCCAGCGCACCGTCAACTTCTCCACGGCCCGCATCACCATGTCCACCGCCGGGGCTGACGAAAAGCTGGACTACATCGCGGTGGGTGATGGCCTCGTGATCACCGGCTCCGCTGCTGTTGACGGGACCTACACCGTCACCAACACCTCGGGGACAGGCGAGTGGGTGGAGGTTGACGGGGACCTCGGCACCACGACCGGGGAGACGGTGAACCTGAACACCATCAGCTGGCTGGGTCCGTTCACAGCCAACCCGGCTGACCGGGACACGGACAAGCTCCAGGTTGACCTCATCTACCCCCGTGGCCTGTACTACGCAAATGACGAGGGAAAGCTCAACAACCTGTCCCTTAGTGTCCGTGTCCAGGCCCGGGCCGTTGATGACGCCGGGGACCCGACTGGCTCCTGGGTCACGCTGGAGGACTATGAGCTCACCAAAAAGACGCCCACGCCGCAGCGTGTGACACGCACCTATGACCTCACGCTCGGGCGCTACGAGGTCCGCCTCCGCAGGCTCACCAACAAGAGGGCTGACACCCGCTATGCGAATGACGTGACCTGGGGCAGCCTCCGGGCCTTCATCCCTGATGACAACACGTTCGATGACGTGACGATGATGGCCGTGGTGATGCGGGCCACCAACCAGCTCACTGACCAGTCCTCCCGGCGCTTCAACACCATCCAGACGGCCAAGGTGCCGGTCTGGGACGGCATCGCCTGGAGCGCCCCGCAGACCACCCGGAACCCCGCCTGGGCAGCAGCGGACATCCTCCGCAACACTGTGTACGGGGCCGGGCTCCCTGACAGCCGCATCGACCTCCCGGCACTCCTGGGCCTTGCTGACAAGTGGACCGCCAGGGGGGACAAGTTTGATGCGGTGTTCGACCGCAAGCAGACCCTCTGGACCTCCCTTGTTCAAACCCTCATGGTTGGGCGCGCACAGCCCCTTTTGATTGCCGGCAAGGTCTCATTTGTGCGTGACGAGGCCCATGAGATCACCCGGGGCGTCATGACCCCACGCAACATCATCCGTGGCTCCTTTGAGACAACCCACATCCTGTATGACGAGGACAGTCCAGACGCGGTGATCATTGAATACTATGACGAGCGCACCTGGGAGCGCAACGAGGTCCTCTGCAAGATTGACGGCAGCACTGAGGAGAACCCCGCCCGCATCCAGCTGTTTGGCGTTGTAAACCGGACCCACGCCTGGCGTGAGGGCATCTACCAGGCAGCCGTCAACCTGTACCGCCGGGTGTTCGCCTCCCTCACGACTGAGATGGAGGGCAGGCTGCTCATCCGGGGCGACAGCGTTGCCGTGTCCCACGACATGGTCCGCTGGGGCCAGTCTGCGGAGGTGGAGAGCTGGAACGCCTCAACCCGCGTCCTCGGGCTCAGCGAGCCAGTTGACGACACCACAACTGTCGTGGGCCTCAGCGACCGGCGCGGGAGGCTCTGGGGACCTGTAGAGGTGGCCTCAATATCTGAAGATGGATACAGCGTGACCCTCAGCGCAGCAGACCTCTCTTCTGTGGAGGGAGACATGGGGGCAATCCCCGTGTACCTCGGGTTGGAGCAGGAGCCCACGAGGGCGATGTGCGGGACACTGGACACGTACAGCAGGAAGTTCAAGGTGGTGGGGACAACCCCCGACAAGGGCGGCACCGTCCAGATGGTCCTGACCAATGACGACCCGAGGGTGTACGCTGTGGACCTCGGGACACCTCCAGCGGAGGTGAGCCCCTACGGCCCAGGCACCGTCCCGGATGCCCCGGTGGTGACTGGGCTCTCAGTGAGCCAGAACCCCTCCAGCGGCACCAGCCCGGTCCTGCTGGACGCCAGCTGGAACGCTGCCCCGGGTGCGACAATGTACCTCCTCCAGGTGAGCCCGGACGGGGTGACCTGGGACAGCGTCTATGACGGCCCCCTCACCTCCACACAGTTCACGACTGAGGCCGGGCCGGTCTATGTCCGCGTGTTCGGCATCGGCCAGTTCCGGGGACCATCTGCTGTGCCATCCCCCACCCCAGTGACCTACGGCACGCCCACCCTCCTCCCGGGCCAGCCCCAGGGGCTCACGGTTGAGGCCGATACAGGGGCTGGCGTCCTTTCAGCCAGCTGGGGCTCCGCCCCCCGGGCCACCAGCTACCGCGTTGACGTGTACATCGACAGCGGGGGAGGGAGCTACACCACCCTGGTGATGACCCGCACCCTATCAGGCACCTCCCTCCTGTTCACCTCCACTGACGTGTCAGCAGCCGGGGGACCCTGGGACGCCTTCCGGCTGACGGTCACCCCAATCAATGCCGCCGGAGAGGGGACCCCCCTGGGCAAGACAGTGACTGGCGTGGTCATGAACCCGCCCTCATCGGTCAGCCTTGTCACCGCCTATGACGGGCGGGAGGTCAATGCCCAGTGGAACCCTGTTGCAGCCGCATCATCCTATGTTGCGGAGCTTTGGGAGGGCGGGGCGCTCCGGACATCCTACACAATCACGGGCACCTCCATCGTCATCACGGGCAGCTCCCTCACCTCCGCCGGTGGGCCCTGGCGCTCTCTTGAGCTCCGGGTGAGGGCACAGAACGGGACGCTGGTGAGCTCTGATGCTGTCCTCACAATCAATGACGTTGCCCCCGCTGTGCCCGCGAACATCGCCACGTCCTCTGGGACCGCCGGGGAGGTTGACGTCAGCTGGGACGCCTCCACCAATGCTGTGGAGTATGTCCTGTATGCCAGCGGAACCCCTGGCTTCACGCCGGGGGCATCCAACGAGGCGTTCCGGGGCGCTGCGCTTGGGGTGAACATCTCCGGCCTGACGCCCGGTGACACTGTCTACTTCCGCCTGGTGGCTGAGGACAGCTATGCGGGCGGAGACGGATACAACATGAGCACTGAGTTCAGCCAGCTGGTTTCATAGGGAGACGGCAATGACCATCAGCAACTTCGACATCCAGAGGCTCCTGAAGGCCGGGGGCCGGTACGGGGGAGCCCTTGACGGGGACCTCGGGCCCAAGAGCATGAGGGGGGTGGACGGCCTCCTTGAGTCCCGGGCGGCTGAGGTCGCGGGACAGTACAAGCGCTGGGGGGAGCGCCGCAGGGCTGTCGCAGCCTTCCAGCTCATCCTGAAGCATGCTGGCTTCCCTGACGTTGGCGTGATCGACGGCCTGGTTGGGCCCGACACCGTCCAGGCCTACAGCGAGTGGGACCACCTCCAGAGGGAGGGTGAGCGCCCTGCTGCCTGGCGTCCTGACGATGAGCCGGAGGACGGCCCCGTTGTCGAGAACAGCTGGGGACCGCAGCGTGACATGGACCGGCGCTATGGACCCGCCGGGGGACCTCAGTGTACAGCAGGCAAGGTGGACCTCCCGTTCACCATGCGCATCGCCTGGGACAAGCGGTCCACCATCCGGCGCTTCTCCTGCCACGAGGAGGTGGCCCTGAGCGCTGAGAGGGTGTACGCCAGGGTGGCGAGTGCCTACAGCCCGGAGGCCATCAGGGGGCTGGGGATTGACCTGTTCGGGGGATGCTACAACTACCGCAAGAAGCGGGGCGGCTCAACCCTGTCAACGCACGCCTATGGCCTCGCCATCGACACGGACCCGGAGCGCAACCAGCTGAGGTGGACCCGCAGCCGGGCACGCCTCGCCCAGCCCGATGCGCTGGAGTTCTGGCGCTGCTGGGAGGCAGAGGGCTGGCTCAGCCTCGGGCGGGCACGCGACTTTGACTGGATGCACGTCCAGGCCCCTGGGCTCTGAGCGGCTATCCCCGCAGGCCCGGGCGGGGTATAGTTCCCGGGACCACAACAAGGAGAACCAGAATGAACACCTATGACACCAAGGGCATCTTTGCCTCCAAGACCGTCTGGGGCGGCATTGTTGCCCTCCTCGCTGGCGGCGCTGCCATCTTCGGGTACAGCGTCAGTGAGATTGACCAGGCCTCCCTCACCGAGGCCATTGCCGGCATCGCCTCGGCAGTTGGTGGCATCATCGCCATCTATGGCCGTGTGACCGCAACCAAGGCAATCGGCAAGTGAGCTGGCTTGCGCTCCTCCGGGCGCTCCTCAGCCTCGCATCCTACGTGGCCACCCGCGTCCGGGATGAGGAGCTGAGGGCGTCCGGGGAGGCGCGGCTGGTCACCCGCCAGCTGGAGGACCTCCATGAACGAATGTACAAGGCTTCCCTCGCTCGCAGTGATGAGCCTCCTCCTGACCGGCTGCGCGATGATGATGGACACCGCCGGGACTGAAGCCCCGCCCGAGGGAGCCCGGCCCCTGGCCGTCTGCGGCAGCTGGCTGCCCATCAGCTGGTCCTCCCGGGACACTGACCAGACCATCCGGGAGGCCAAAGCCAACAACAGGGCGCGGGAGGGATGGGGCTGCCCGTCTTAACTTCGGGGTGTGCCGTCTTAACTTCGGACCCACACCGCCTGCCTAAGTTAAGACGCACAAGTGTTTGAAGACGCTGGATGAATCTGCCCCGTCTTAACTTTCTCCACTTTCTTACCCAGGGCGGGGTTCGCCCGGCAGGGAAGTTAAGACTGCCCTCCCCTATTTAAGTTAAGAAAGTTAAGGAAGTTAAGTTTTGCCTGGGGGGTCAACGGCTTATGCGGAACGGCTTCCCTGTGGGCGGGGGCGTGAAGTTAAGAAAGCCGTTCCGCTGCTACAGCCCTTTTGGGCTTCCTCCCTCCTCCCCGCCCGGGTAGGATCGGGGCCTGAGAAATGGAGGACCCCTTGAGCTACCAGTTCCACACAAAACCGTTTGCGCACCAGGCAGAGGTCTGGGAGGCGTCCCGCGACCTGAATGCCTTTGCGGCCTTCTGGGAGCAGGGCACTGGCAAGTCCAAGCTGACCATCGACACCCTCGGGCACCTCTACACCGAGGGCGAGGTTGACGCTGCGATCATTGTTGCCCCGAATGGGGTACACCGCAACTGGATCACGGATGAGCTCCCGACGCACCTGAGCCCAGACATCCCCCTGCTGGCGCACGCATACTCCGCCCCGAGCGCCAGCGCCAAGTGGCACGACGCGGCTGTGGCTGGGCTCCTCAACCACCGGGGGCTCCCCCTCCTCGCCATCAGCTATGATGCCTGGATGACTGACAAGGGCAAGAAGGCTGTCTGGAACATGATGCGCAAGCGGCGCGTCCTCCTTGCCCTTGACGAGAGCCACCGCATCAAGACGCCCTCTGCCCGGCGCACCCGCTCCATCCTGGCCGGGGGCAAGCATGCCCCCTACCGGCGGGTGCTGAGCGGGACGCCTGTGACCAACGGGCCGTTCGACATCTACACCCAGGTGGCCTTCCTGGACCCTGAGTTCTGGAGGCGTGAGCTGGACATCGCCAGCTTCACGGCCTTCAAGTCCTTCTTCGGGGTTTGGGACAAGGGGTGGAACAATGCCCAGAAGCGCGAATTTGACATGCTGGTTGGGTACCAGAACCTGGACCACCTGGCCGATGCCATCAAGCTCATCAGCTCCCGGGTGACCAAGGATGACGTCCTGGACCTCCCGCCCAAGCTGTTCACAAAGCGGTACTATGAGATGAGTCCGGCACAGCGCCGGGTTTACGACAGCGTTGAGGGCGAGTTCATGGCCTGGCTAGACAGCGGGGAGCTGGTGACGGCCCCCCTGGCGATCACTCGCATGCTGCGCCTCCAGCAGGTCCTGTGCGGGTACATCCCAGTGGACGGGGAGGACGAGCCGACAGAGCTGATTGAGAGGGACAAGAACCCCCGGCTCAGGCTCCTCCGGGACACCATGGAGGACGTCAACGGCAAGGCGATCATCTGGGCCACCTGGACCCGGGACATTGAGATGATCCTCCACATGCTCAGGGAGATGGGTCGCAACCCCGTCCGGTACGATGGGCGCGTGAGTGACGATGAGCGGCAGCGGGCCAAGGACGCCTTCAAGCACGGTGACGCAACCGACTTTGTTGCCAACTCCCAGATGAGCGAGGGCCTCACCCTCAACGAGGCCAAGACAACAATCTACTACAACAACAGCTACAAGCTCATTGACCGGCTCCAGACAGAGGACCGCAACCACCGCATCGGCCAGGATGACCACGTGACCTATGTTGACCTGGTCTGCCCCGGGACGCGGGATGAGAGGGCCATTGACGCCCTCGTGGCCAAGCTGGACGTGGCCAACGTGATCATGGGCGACAAGCACAAGGAATGGATCAAATGACTGTCTACATCGTACAGGACCACCGGCGCTACAACCGGGACACGGGCCAGTATGAGCCTGTCCACGACCTGACCCCGGCGGAGGAGTATGGGCCGCTGAAGTACCTCCTGAGCCCCACGGCAGCGCCCTGGAGCCCGGAGACGGTGATGCCTGAGCTCTGGGAGGGCCTGGCGGACTTCGGGGACGGTGACCACCTCCTCCTGACTGGAAACCCCATCCTCATCGGTTGGGCAACTGCTGTGGCTGCGGACTTCAATGACGGGCGGGTGAACCTGCTCCAGTGGCATGGGCGTGAGCGGCGCTACACCCCTGTGTCCGCTCAAGTGTTTCAGGTTGACCCGGACCAGCCCCGGGGGTAGGCTCTGGGGGCGGAGAAAAGGAGAACCATTGATGACCGGATATGAAGAATTTGCCCAGGCTCCTCTGGGGGACAACATCCTCGCCCAGATCGCACAGACGGCCCGGGACATCCTGGAGGCGCAGGCCCTCGTGAGGGAGCGGGAGGAGGCCCTGAAGGACGCCCAGAAGGCCCTCCGGGTGCTCCAGCAGGAGACAATGCCCGAGCTGATGACCAGTGCTGGACAGGAGGCCCTGACGACCATTGACGGCCTCAAGGTGTCGATGAAGACAGGCACCCAGTGGCGTCCTGACCAGGACCAGAAGGCCCTGACCGTGAAGTGGCTTGAGGACAACGGCCATGCCGGGATCGTCAAGCGGGAAGTCAAGGTGGCAATGGGGAAGGTGAGCCAAGAGCAAGTTGACGAGCTGGCCGGGAAGTTGGTGACCATGGGGTGGTCCCCGGCGGCAAAGCTGGATGTCCACCCCCAGACCTTCGGGGCGCTGGTCCGGGAGCTGCTTGCCAAGGGCGAGGACGTGCCGCTGGCCGACATGGGTGCTGAGGTGACCAAGTTTGCGGACGTGAAGCCCGCCAAGTGAGATACCGCCACCTGGTCTAACGGTGGGAGGCCCCCCTGCTCGGGGGAAGCGCGATGAGCCGGGGCGCTACAACCCGCCTCACATTGAGAGGAGAAGCCGCATGGCTGACAAGACCAAGACTGAAGTTGCGACAAAGGACCAGGCCGGGCTCCCGGCTGAGTACGCCGGGCTGGAGGACTACGCAGGGCAGGGCCTTGACGACCTCGACAGCTCTGACCGCTCTGTCCCGTTCCTCAAGGTGCTGGAGAAGAACAGCCCCGAGATTGAGAGCGTGGACGGTGCCAAGGCGGGCATGATCATCGACACGTCCACCAACCGGCTGTATGAGACCATCCGGTTTGTCCCGGCCTGCCGGGAGCATGCGTTTGTCGAGTGGGTCCCCATCGACAACGGTGGCGGCCTGGTGGCATCCTACGGGATGGGCGAGGACATCGCCAAGTGGGCCAAGACCCAGCGGGGCAAGATCAGCCTGCGGAACGGCAACGACCTCGTTGAGACGTTCTACCTGTTCGGCATCCTCCTTCCCGAGGAGGGCGATGATGAGTCGGAGCCCAAGCCGGTGGTGATCAGCTTCACCTCCACCCGGATCAAGACCTACAAGAGCATCGTCAACCGCTCTGACAGCATCATGCTGATGGGGGCCGGGGGCCGCAAGTTCAAGGCCCCGTGGTTCTGCCACGTCTGGCGCATCGGGACCCTGAAGAAGGTGGATGGAAACCAGTCCTGGTTCCTGTACACCGCAGAGTTCGACAGCCCCAACAAGGATGCCGCCGGTGCCCGCCTCCCGGCGGACAGCGAGGTTGTCCAGATGGGGGCTGAGATGGTCCGCCAGAAGTCCTCGGGCGAGCTGAAGATGGCCCAGGAGGGTGTCGCTGGTGAGCAGCCGGACACTCCCCCGGCATCGGGTGGCGGATACTCCGGCGGGGGCAGCTCCGGCGGTGGGGATGATGAGCCCCCCTTCTGAGGGGGCCGTCAGCAACTGGTCGATGTCCCATCCCACTGGGACGCCCCTAGCATGCTGGGGTTCGGCTGAGGCAGGGCGAGCGGCGCAAGCCATCTATGACTCCTGCTGCCAGCGCTGAGGAGCGCACCCCCGGGACGCCGCATGCCGGACCCGGGGGACCTTACACAGAAATGGAGGACGTGCGATGACACGCAAGGCAAGACTGAAGGCGATGGCCCCCAAGGGTCACCCAACAGGCCAGATCGGCCGCAAGGGAGAGTACCAGCGCCGACAGCTCGGGGCAGTGCTCAGGGGCGAGCGCGTCCTGAGCTACCACGCCACCAAGGGCTGGCGCAACCGCCGGGTGTGAACCCGGCCTGAGAAATGGAGCACGACATGGGCGATTGGA